GACCGCATTCGACTGGGCCGCGCCTGTGAATGCCACGGCAGCAGCAGTGATCTCCACAGTGGAGGTTCCCGTGGGGGCAGTTGGTGCCCAGGTCTGGGCAACCCAACCAGTTCCTGTGGTTGGCGCGAAAGGGACTGTGTCGAAGGAGGCACCCGTCCCACCAACCGAAGTCGCGTAGGTGTCTGCAACGAGAAGGGTGGGGCCGGTGGCTGCAGCAGAGTTCGTGTAGCAATGGATATGCAGGGTCCGACTCGCCTGACCAAGACTCACCGGAGTGGAGCCAGCTCGGACGGTATTCCAGATCTCTTTGGCAAACTCCGTGGTCGTGCCATTCCTCGCGTAATCCTCATACAAGACATTCCCGTCCTTGTCGGTGAGGACCACATGAAAAACACCAACCTCAAACCCACCACGAGACTCTCCCATGATGGCTTTAACTTCTTGCGACTTAATCAACTGAGGCGTTGCCGAACAGCTGATCTTTCCCTCTGCATCAGACATCAAATCTCCTTATGCCAATGACATTACAAAAGTTACCTTGAGGGTATCAGATATACCCACATTCACATCTCCCGCAGAAAAGCTTGCAGCAGCAAACAGGGCACCACTGACATTCTGACCGACTGCGCTCGAGTTCGCCAAGAAAGCACCCTGGATCGTCTGAGTACCAGCGAACCCGGAAAAGGTGGCATCGGTCCATGTCACCTTCGACGCAGAAGCTGATCCACCGTTGTCTGTCACCGAGAAGGTTCCTGACTTGCGGAGGCCAGAGTTGTACCCACTATCTGCAATCTCTCCCCACTCGTTCACCAGGGTGGAGCCGGTCTGACGGATGTCAGTCGCCTGGTCGGTAGAAGCCACGGCAACGAATCCAGTGTTGTCAATTAACCCAACATAACCAGTATCCACAACGGGAGTGGTTAACGCCGCATCAAAAGCCAACCTGAGTATCCGGGCAGATCCCTCACTGGTCAGGGTGTTGCCCGCCAACTTCTCCTGCTTGAGCCTACCGAACGAGTCATACACCCGGAAAACAAAGCAACCAGATTCCTGAATGCCTATCTCCATCAATCTTCCCGTACTATCAGCTTCAATGCTGAGAACTGGAATGTATCGCCGAGCATCACAAGTCGAGAGTTTTCAAGTTCGTCCCAGTACAGTAGGTTTCCACCCGTCTCCGAATCAAACACCCCGATACCCACAACCGTCTCGCCGGCAGCAGGAATCCCAAGAAGTAAAGTCCAGCCCACCGTTGAGCTGTTCTCTATCTTCATCCGGTTCTCATCTACTGACGGAGAGGTCCAGTACGGGTCCGTTGTCCCGTCTGTATGCACTCGCACCCGACCATTTGTCGCTGACCACTCAACATACCCTGTTCCGTATGTTGTGCCGTCACCGTCAGTGACCGGATTCGTCGTAAACAGCGTGACCCATGTCCGGCTGAACGCTGGAGCGGCAGTGCCGCGAAAACGCTCCAAGACAGTACCTGAAACAGGATTTGTCTTACCAGTCATGGGTCACTCCATAGCTAGTTCAGCGAACCAATCCGCACAATCTTCTTGGGGTCCATGCGAACAGCACCAAGACCGAGACTGTGGAAGCACTGGAGCGAGTAACCGCGCTCCGGCAACTCGTCAAAGCGAACCGTCATGTCCTGCGCCATGCCAAACACCATTGCACTTCTGGTGTACATATAGGTGTAGGCAGCAGACAAAGCAGTGGAAGTGGTAACGACTCCGGCAGTGGTGCCTGTCATGTCCACCGTTTGGTTGGTCGCAATCTGGTTCGACAGGCGGAACTCACATCCCAGGAACTGGGTGATCTCCCCACTCATCAATGGGCGAAGAGCGTTGAAGTCGTAGCTGGTCAGGCTCGTATCGGCCAGCAAGTGGCGGGCAACTGCCGGGTGAATCGCGATGTAGACCGGATCACCAGGGTTGATCGCACCATTTTGCTCAAGAATCTCACGAGCAGTCACCAAGTCCGCTACACCGAGGGTGGAAGCAGCAGTACCGACATCGGCAGTCATTCCTTGTTGTCCGGCGGGGCCAGTGACGGTGCCAGTTGCCAAGGAGCCAATTGAACCCGCGGGAAGACCGGCAATCAAAGCTGCCTTCTCTGCGGTCGTGCCAGTCGGTACACCATCAGCGGCAAAACCAAAAGCCAAGGCATTGTCGGGGCCAATCGCTCGGGAAGTACCGTCAACAGTCGCAGCACCGTCGAAGGCATTGACGATGGTCGTGTCCTTCAAGCGGCTGAAGGCAGCAGTCACATTCATGAGGTAGTTGGAATCCGGGCGAATCGAACGCAGCAAGGCCGGCTCGTCGCGAGGATCGAACAGCTCCGCAAACTCGTGGAAACCAGGAGTCAGGGCGCGGCGTTCGGTGATCGTCTCACTGTACTTCTTGTCATTCGTCTGCATTCCGAACAACTGGCCTCGATCGCGAGTGGTGGTCGCGACCTCTTTGAAGGCATCGAGGTTCAGTGGGTCACCATGAAGGACTTCAAACAAACAAGTGTCGGAAAGGCGACTTTCCATTTCCTGAGCCTTGAGCCGAATCGTGTCGGCATAGGCTTGCTTGAAAAGTGCCACATAGTTGGTGTCTGCGCCGGTTGCTCCCGGCCAGGAGTCACCAGTTGCTGGGTATCCCATATTAGAATTTCTCTCTCAGCAATTGTTGTTTATCACTTTGCCGTGAGAGTATCCACCGAGTGGGGGTCTCCGTGAGGTTTTCGATGCCTTGCCGCTGTTCTTTCACAGGGTCAGGGACCGGTCAGGAGGGTATCGGTTCCGGTGGATGATCATCCAGATTCTGGTGGTTTACGCAACATATATTTTTTCATGTTCTGTAGGGGGCGACCACCCCTCAACTCAGACTCTCGGTGTTCAAAGGTGCTACCTTGGGCACTCTCCATGCGATCCACCTTCTCATGCAAGGCAGATGTCACCAGTTCGGCCAAGGTCATGCCAGGAGTCCAGTAAACAGCGTTTCTGGCTCTCTCCACTGCTTCTGGACCCACTATGAATGTCCGACGAACTCGCTTTTCCATGCTAGTATCTGGGTTTCAAACGCTCGTCGTAAACCCCAGCATATCCCTGGTTGCTCAATTCCTCCAATAGACGGTAATACTCCTCCTTATGGGCTTCAGCGTCCTTGTGGCGGGGATCGGTGTGCGCGTCATCTTTCATCATCGAGCGCAGCTTCTGGGCGATCTTCATGGGGTCGGTTTCCCCACCAGTATCAGAAACTGCACTGGTTGGGGTCGAGTCGTCTGACATCGAGTTGCCTCTTTCAATCATCATGTCCAAAATTGCGGGGTGATCCACCAGACCTGTTTTTGATAGTACCTGCTGGATGTCCGGGTTCTCGGAGGTCAGGGTGTCGAGACTTCTCTTTGCAAGGGCCAGTTTCTCCTCAAGCCCATCCCCGTACTTCCTCTTTGCCCCCTCTTGCCACTCTGCTCGGGCCTTATCGACCTGCTCGCGATCTGCCGCAGCGTCCTTGACCAGTTGCTGTTGGGCCACCGGATGCAATTGGCCCCACTGTTTTTTGGTCAATCCGGCTGCATGAGCTGCCTTTGTGAGGGGGTCGAGGACTTCCCTCGCCTTTTCCCCTTCAGGCATCTCGTAACCATGCGGGGTCTCGGGTCGGCCTAACTTCTGGTAAAACGCACTCCACTCCTCATCGGACGCACCATCGCCGGGTGCCCTGGCAGTCGAACTCAGCTTCTGACTCAGCGACTGGTACGCCTTTGCCAGATCCTTGGGGGTTTTGTACTTCTTGGAAAGACCCTCATACTCATCCCCAAGCAGGTCGCCCAATGTGGCACCTTCTTCACCAGAACGCTCTTCTTCGTCACTCATTATTGCTCACTGCCTCCCTGTTGATTAACGCCTGGGCCTCGTCCACCATTGCCAAGACCTTGTAATATGCCGCCCGCATCCCCTGCCTCTTAGCCATTGCTACGGGGTCAATCGGCACACGAACCATCTCCCCATTGTTCTCGAGTTGCCTGTTCAGTTGCTCCTCTGGCTCGACCGTTATCTTTACCCAGAAAGCTTGCTCCATCCACGCCAACACCCTCTTGCCGGCATCCGAGTCAAACACCACCGCAAAATCAGAAATCGTTTGCCTGTCTTTGTCTGAGTAAAGGTTTCCCTTCTCGCTCATTGTCCTCCTACTTCAGGGGGCATCGATGTGCCGGGGAGATTCCCCGCCGAAGCGGGTAGCGGGGACGGCGGGGATGCTTGTGACGCGCCCTGAGCCGCAGTCATCAACTCCACCATCCTCTGCTGGGCTGCGCGATCTGCCTTCGCCTGTCGTCTCGCATTGACCTCTTCATCCGAACGGAATATCTCTGCAGGAACATCGCTCATCTCGGCGTTGTAGGCTGCAATCCTGTCCGGGTCCAGGTACTCCATGTACGCATCGTCCTGGGTGGCTTGATACATCGCCAAACTTCTCTCGAGGAACGCCTGAACCCTCAACGCACTCGATGCCTTTGCTGCAGTGAAGAAGGGGCTAGCGAACTCCACATCGATCGTAGTCCCACCCAACATATCCCCAACTTCCGTCAGCTCGGGCAAGGCACCCCCTCGGGCCATGATATGAATCACGGTCGAAATCACCGGCTGAAGGAACTCATGATTTACTGCCTCGGCTGGAGCCGCTAGCCTTTGAATCGCCCGCACCTGTCTCTGCCTACTCTCCTCCGCACTGCGTGGCTGAGAGTCCGGCTCTTGCAAAACATCACCCAGGAAAATCTTCAGAATCTGGTCTCGATCCTGGCGAGCAATCAGGTCGGCAACCCCGTAATCGGTGCCGCTCTTGAGGAACTGGGGAGTCAGCTTCTGAGGGGGACGGGTCACCACAATGCCGTTGGGGGCAATGTCCAGTTCAACCATTGTGTCATGCTCCACCATGAGGGGTGGGTTCAGGTCTCGACCAGCAGCAATCAAAACCTGCCGCCTCAACTCGTTGATCCCAGCAGCATCGGGGCGAGCCAGATGGCCCTTCCCGCGCCCGTACTCCTCGCCATCGACCACCATGAAACGAGAGATTGTGTAGGGCAAGAAGTCGTAACCACCCTCACTAATCACGCGGCCAGTGGCCTCGCAGTAATATACGGAAGCCCACTTCTTGTCCGTGTCGACCGAACTCCTCACAGGACTCGCCGGACCCGTGGGGAAAACGAAGTGATAGTAACGGATCAACTCCATCGGGTTGCCACCACTCATCGCCTCGGATGCCGCAGTTCCAGCATTGCCACCAAAGTAGTTGTAGGCATCGGCGGCAGGGAGGTCCATCTCTCGGACTGCC